TTCGCACGCAGGAAGTCATCAACCAACTGCTCCCAACTGCACCATCCCAGCGGGCTATACAGACCCGACAGATGGAAGCCAGCCGTCTTGCCATCGCTCGGTGCCGTCGCACGCCACTCACCAGCCGCCAGCATCCGCGGCTTATGCACTTCCTCGAATCGCTCGCCACATTTCTCGCACTCATACCGAGCCGTAGCCGGTCTCCCCTCCTCCCATTTCAACCTTGACCACTGCAGCCATTGCATCTCTCCACAACATGGGCACGGCACATAGAACCGACGCTGATCGCTGCGTTGATACTCAGCCTCAATCCGGCTGAAGTCCTTCACGGTCGGCGTGCTGGTCAGCAGAATCTTCCGTCGCGCGAACGTGGTCGTCCTTCGTTCCGCCAGCGCCACCGGATCACCCTCGCCATCTACATCGCTCGGGAACGCATCGATCTCATCAGCGAACAGATACCGGCACGGTGCTGAGCGCAACCCCGTCGCGCTGTTGGCGCCGGTCAACAGCAGGATCCCGCCGAGGTACTCCTTGGCGAACATCGTGTTTCCAGAGTCACGACTCCTGGCCGGTGCGATCTTCTGCGCCAGGCACGGCGTCTCATTGATCAAGCTCTCCAGCCGCTGCTTGCTCAAGCGCTTCGCCATCTCCACCGTCGGCTGCACACACAACATCGGACCGGGCGCATGGTCGATCACATACCCCAGCCAGTTGCTGCCCGCCTCCGTCTTGCCCGTCTGCGCCGCGAACATCATCACCACCCGCTGAACCGGACTGCTGCTGCTCAAGCAGTCCATCGGCTCACGGAGGTAAGGAGTCCTTCCTGTCCGCCATGGTCCAGGCTCCGCGCTGGCCTTGCTGCTCAACCGCCTGTAGCGGTCCGACCACTGGCTAACCGTCAACGGTTCCTCAGGCCGTAGCCCCTCCATGAACCCAGCGCGCCATGGATTAACCATCGGCCAGCTCCACCAGCGCAGCACGGTGCTCCTCCGTCAGCACCTGATGGATCGCCGCTGGATCCGTCTCGCCCGCCAACTGGTGGCTAAGCCGATCCGCCAAATTCGCCAGTGCCTCGCGCACGCTCCGTCCCATCGCGAACGCTTCCTTCTTCACATCCACCGCTGGCACCAGCTCGCGCCGCTTCAGATCCACCTCCAGCTTCGCTAGCTCCGCCTGATAGTGCTCACGCCGCGCACGGCTTTCATTTAGCTCTGGGATCTCATCATCAGGCAATGCCTGCAGCCGTTGCCGCAGTTCCTTCGGTGTTTGGGGTTCAACCGGATCCGCCTCACTCACTCGGGCGTTGTGTGTCTTCTTGGTGTTCCGGTTCCACAGATCCAGCGCCATGTCGCGATCCAGCCATCGCTTGCCGTCCTTCTCCACCACAGCAGCCGCGATCCGCTCTGTCCTGATCGCGGCCGTGATCGCCGCCTTCGAGCAACCCTTAATTGCCGCAAACTCTGAGAAAGTGACCAGCACGCAGTCCTGTTAAGCGTTAGCGTTGTTTAACTGATCCTATTTAACTATTGAACTGGCGGGGATGCTCTGCTCTGAATCTCAAGCTGAGACTTGTTTGATACCGCAGAGCGCTGGCGCTAGCTTTTCTGCGAGGTGTGAATAGACCCGCAAATCCTTATGCCGGAAGGACCCGTAAAAGGCATGGGTACCCCCCCCTACCCATATTTGGCCAGCTCCCGCGACAGGCGCGAGGGGAATATCGAGGCGAACCGGGCATCAAAGGTGGTGCGCAGGATCGGCTGGATAGGGAAGCGAGGCTCGTAGCGAGGCTGCCTGGTCACATAGAAGACCGTGTGATAGCCCCTGCGTAGGTTGCTGGTGATCGGTCGACCGCGGCCGCCTGGGTTGCCCTTAGGCGCCTTGCCAACGCGCGCCATGATGCCGTAGTGCCCACCGATGTTGGCGGCGAAGAAGTCACGGCTGGATCGCTTGTTGTTGCTGCGAGCCGATGCCTTGTTCACGTTCTGGCTTGAACCTTGAACGTTCATCGCCCCAAGGCGCGACAGCATCTGCGTGTAGGTGCTGCCAGCGAGATTGCCATAGCTGTTCAGCTTCAATGGCGTTACGCCTGTGGGCACGATGAACTGACCAGACCGCAGGACACCAGCCTGCTGAAGCTGACGCTCTGAGGACTTGGCCGCTCGATTGCCGCCACGCGCCAATGTCTCGAGATAGCGACCGGCAGGCACACCACCACCGAAATACTTGAAACCAACCTCAGCGCTCAGCCGTCGTGGGCTAGCGAACTTCACGAAGGTGCTGTTCAGCGTCCAGGTGGTTGGCTTGTCGATGTAGCGCGGCGTCACATCGCGGAGGTATTGCCTGGCATCCTTGGCCGCCTCGGTCATTGAATCAGCGATCGCCCATGACAGCCGCTTAGTCATCGCATCCGTCCAACGGATGGCTTTGGGCAACGTGCTGGAGAACTCCAGCACCGAGCCCTTAACGTTCAGCGATAGATCAGCCATGCCATCAGGCTACCGATAGAAACTGCTGCTGAGCAGATCCGATAGTCGCGATGGTGTAGTCCTTGCCGTAGGGAGGAGCCTGAAGGATTCCTTGCTTCTTCAAGGCAATCAATGCATTGGATGCAAGGGCACGCCACACAGGGCTGCCGTTCTGGTACACCTCGATATCGCCACTGGTAAGAGATAACTGCTTCGAGTTTTGTATCCAGCTCAAGGCTTCATAGCTAGTGAATTGCATCCTTCCATTCGCCATGAGAAATGGAATAAATTGCTCTCGGATGAACTTCATCCAGTAGTGATAATCATGGGCAGGTCCGTCTTGGACCTCTCGAGCCGGTGGCAATGCAGCAACAGCAGGCTCGATCTGTTGATCGCAAGAATCGCCAGGCATCATGCTGAGCAGCTCAAGGGCAGCGGAATCATCCTTTGCCTGCAGCGCAGCGAGAGCAGCCTGCCGCAGGAAGTCGCGGGTGGTGGTCTTCATGGCAAGATGTGGGGGTTGATAGGTGAAGGGGCGGGTGATGCCGCCCCTTTTTTCTTAGGCGCGCACAGGGAACGCCTCGACTTGGAGGGTGGCTTTGGCAAGCTCACCTTCACCAACATCAGCAAGCAACAGGTCGGTGATGAAGTCAATGTCGTCAGCCATTTGATCGACCTGAGCATTGATGTTGTGCAAGCTATAAATGCCCGCATCAACCTGGCGAAGCACCCCGAGATAGTCACGGCCATGCTTGTTGATCTGGCTGTAGAGGATTCCGCGAAGCAGACCAATAGCTTTGTGAGCTTCAGTCAATGCTCGCGATATACGCTTGCACTCCTCGCCAGCATCGAGAGCGCCATCGTCCTTCTGCAACTCCCATGAGGGGATAGTGGGAGCAGGCGTGGCTGCAGGAGCCGCCACTGGAGGAGCAACAGGCGAGGCTGCCGTAGTGCGGCTTGCGGCCACTGCCTTCTGTTGTGCAACTTGTTGTGCGGCGCTCAGTCGCCGAGCCTCATTAGCCTCATTCGCCTTGTATGCCAGAGCGGCGCGATTCACCTGATCAAAGGTTGGCACCTTGCCTTTGGCATCAGCTACGGCTGCCTTCCACATTTCAACGGCGGCCTCTGGGTGGCTATCAAGCTGACCAAGCAAGGGGCGAACCTGTTTGGGTGAGACCGGAAGAGGCAAGCTGCCGGGGCCCGGGCCCTGCGGGTTTAACACTTCGCAACGGAACTGATAGAAGCCGCGCAGGTATTGAGCGGTGTCTTCCGCAATGGCGCCACGGCCTCCGGTTAGGTCGACTGATTCTTCTGACAGCCATTCTTTCCACTTGCGTCCGCCGTTCTTACCCCTATAGAGCTTGCGACGGAAGATTTGCAGGAGGCCAGCGCCAATCGCCAAGTCGCGTTCAAGTTTGTCGGCATAGGCGGTTTGGATGGCCGTCTTGACGATGACCAGTTCCTTCTCCTCGGTATCGGTCATCGGTGAGGACTCGAGGATTTGAGTCTCGATGTTCATCACTTCTGGGGTGATCGCTGAAGTGCTCATGCAGCCACCTCAGAGGATGCGATCAGCAGGTTGGTCTTGAGCTGGACGTTCTCGAGAACATGTGACACATCGAAGCCGCAAGCCTGTGCGTGCTGCAGTTGATTGCCGAGCTTGGAGAGCTTGGACTCCATCTGGTTGAAATAACGCTGGATGTTCTCGACCGTCTCGTAGTGGTCTACGAATCGGATTGTCATCTGCCGGCGGTCCGGGATGATCGAAACGCCAACCGCTGCCGCCACATATTGCGACGCAGTGCGCAGGTTGTTGAGGATGCTGTTCTCGGTGATGGGCGCCTTGCCGAAGCTGGTCAGATAGGCGTTCACCTCGGCCGCCACATCGGCGATAGCCACGTCGACAGCGCGATCACCACGGCGGGATAGCAACCCACGCGCTTCGGCGGCGTACAGAGCCCTCAGAGGGGCGCTGAGATCGTTTCCCTTCCATGCGAAGGGTTCCCATGACTCGGTGGCCATGAGGAGCTGGCTGAGGCCGTGCTGGTTAACCAGGTACTCCTTCAGCTCAAGGGGGGAGATTTCAAGGCGCGGACCGACTTTGGCCGCGGGGCGCTCGCGGCGCGGAAATGCAAGAACCATGACAGTTGATAGGTGGACAACGTTCGGATCATTCCGAACGTTCGCAAACGTACAGGACGCCGCCGAGTTTTGTCAACCGGCCTGGCCGGGCGAGCAGCCCGTGCCCAACCTGACCAACCTCACCCTTTCCCCAAAAGGGGGTAATACACCCCCCTCTCTCTCTTTATTTATACTCTTTTACTAAAGTTAGGAGGTTAGGAGGTTAGTAGAGGGGCTGCAGCGCAGCGGATCTCAGCTCCCAACCTTTTTCGTTGAGGTTGGGCACGAATACACCCAACGCCGCTTACCCCCCGAACAATCCCGACGCTTGTCGCATCCGAGATCCTTGAGAATCGATGCGACCTGCATCTGATCTCCCCTCGTTTGACGCTCCAGTGGCTTCTCGATTGCGTTGCTCAGCACCTCCTCCGTGGTGATCGGTTCGATGCTGATGCGACGTGCGAGGTACTCCTGCACGGCGGCGTGCCACGGGTTGGAAACCAGATACGCCTCGTTCTCGGTTTCGACCTGTGCCTCCAGTTCCCGCGGCAGATGGTTGGCATCGCCATTGCGGTAGGCGGCCACGGCAGCCGACCAGATGGCATCGCGCTCGAGCAGCAGGCCATCAACGGCGATGTGTGGCGCTGCGAGCACGGGGATCACCCAGAAGCGACGGTTGCCGGTGTCATCGACCAGGAAGCCGCTGTCGCGGTTGGTGGAGCCGACGATGATGCAGCGGCGCGGGAAGTCCTCGGTGGCCTTGCCATAGGGCACGCGGAAGGTGTCGGTCTGCTGGGAGAGGAACGCCTTCACCTGGCCTGCGTGGCGGCGGCCTGTGAGGTGATCCAGCTCGGCGTACTCCATGATCCAAGAGCGATGAAGAACCATCAGATCGTCCTTGCTGGACACGTCACGGAGGGCGTCGGAGAAGAACGCACCGCCGAGGTTGCGCCAGAAGGTGGACTTGCCGCAGCCTTGAGGTCCCATGAGCACGCAGGCGGAGTCGTGCTTGCTGCCGGGTTCGTAGACGCGGCGGACGGCGGCGATCAGGGTGGCGCGCAGCATGGCGTCGTAGAGGGTGCCTGGCTGGTCTGCTGGGCGCAGATATGCGGTGGCGAGATGATCGATTGAGACAGGCGGGACTTCTTCTGAGACTCGATCGAGGTATTGGCGAACTGGATCGAAGCGATTGGCCTGCGCGACGTAGACGATGGCATCAGCGGCCAGCTCCTTAGAGACCTTGATCCCCATCTGCGCGAACTGGAGGTAGTAGTGCTCCAAGCCTTCGATAGGCTTGGTATCTAGCTCGATGTTCTGCGTGAAGATGTTGAAGCGCAGGCGATCACCGAGCTGCTGACGGATCAGGGTTAGCAGCTCATCGGCCTCGAGCTTGACGGCCTTGCCGGAGCCTGTGGCCTCCATTGCGGCTGCTTTAGGGTTGGCATCACCGAGGGCAGCCTTGAGGGCGTTAACGGCCACCTGACGGGGCGAGATGCCACCTGCGAGGTGGTAGAGGGTGCCGAGGCCAACACCACCTGCGTCGGCCTTGAAGGTCGACCACTTGTGTTCACATTCGCCGGCCTTGAACTTGCCGGAGCCGGCAGACCATTGTATCCAGTCGGAGAGGAGCGAATCGTTGCCGACACTGTGGAGCGCCATGCCGACTTTGATCCAGTCGTCGTAGTCATCAGCGAGGCTGGATGGGATGTTGGCGAGGTAGGCGCGAGCCTGCTCAGCGTCCTCGGTCGGGTTGGGGATGTGGATGAGCGGCGGGATATCAGGACCGCGCATCATCTGCTGCAGCAGCACCGATGGCGCTTCGGCCATGGGCAGATCAGCCGGTGCGCGGCCTTTGAGCCAGCGGTAGGAGCCTGTGATGGGGTGCTTGCCGAGGACAACGGACTGGCAGCCGGTCCAGCGCAGCTCGAGCTGTTCGCCCTTGATTGAGCTTCGGAGCTTGGTGGTCTTGATCTGATCCCAGAAGCCGCGGGGTACGGAGTAAATGATCTGCAGGCGACCATCGCGGCCGGAGGTGACTGCCCATGATTTGGGCAGGTCGCGGAGGGAGGTGCCGAGTGATTCGAGGACCTCTGAGGCACCGAGACCGTCGTGATCGACGAACAGGAGGCCGCCGGATGGTGGACCTGCGAGGACACCAACGGCGACGGCGCGGCCTGCGTGCAGCTCAGCTTCGAGTTGACGCTTGCCAAGGGGATTCTTCTGCCACTCGGGTTGATATGGGCGTTTGTCGTTCCCGACGGCGACCAGCGCCCATGAATCGGGAATGTCTGAGAGTTGATTGATGATGGCGGCCATGTCGGCTCTGTGCGTTAGCCGACAGAGTGTGGCGCAAGGTTGGGAGGTTGGGAAGTTATCCCAGGATTTCTTCTGCGTCTCGCACTGAGCGCGCCACGCCAGCGATGCCACCGGCTGTGCGGACAGTGCCCATCCAGGCTTGCTGCGCCGGGGTGAGATGGCCTGAGATGGTCTTCACCTCGATGCTGGTGAAGACGGCGATGCGCTGCCCGACCATCTCGGGAGTGATGGTGATGGTGCGCCAACCGATCAGGTCTGCGGAGCCACGGGCAAGGCCGAACTGGACGGGTCGACCAGTGCGTGGATCGGGCAGGGTGCCGGTGTTGTTGCGGAACAGGCGGAGATCGGATCGGGTGCCAACTGCTAGGCGGATGCGCTGCTGGATGTCGGTCTCAGCGTTTGCCACGCGCGTGGAAGATCCGATATGCCCAGCCGGGACTGTAGCCGCGCTCATTGGCCAGGGCGAGAAGCTGTTCAAGGGTGCGAGCGGTGCCCTGCTTGCGGCGTTCAGCGATGCGCTGCTGCACCGCTTCGCGCTTCAGCTCCTGCAGTTCACCTGCTAGCTGGCGGATCTTGCGGCTAGTGATCGGTGCGCATTGTGCGCCACAGACTGGGCACTGCGGTTGCGGCTTGAACGCGGCGTAGCACTCGGGGCATGTGCGCACGGATGGCGCTGCAGTGCCTGCGGTGCGTCTGATGCCATCGTCGAGCGTCCAGTCGCGATGATCATCCGGGAAGCCATGGCGGGTGACGTTGCCAACGTGATCGAGGATCAGCGCGGCCTGCTTACCACGCGCTGGGCGGAGTACGCGACCAACTTGCTGCAGGTAGAGGCCGAGGGACTTGGTAGGGCGCAGGAGGATGGCAACGCTGGCAGCAGGCACGTCGAAGCCTTCGGAGACCACATCGACGGTCACCAATATCTGCACCAGGCCGGCGCCAAAGTCTGCAACCACCTGATCGCGATCGACGGTGTTGCCGAGGAGTAGCTGGGCAGCGATGCCTGCAGCTTGGAAGGCCGCGCAGACTGATTCAGCATGCGCGACATTGCAGCAGAACGCAATCGCCTGCTGGCCTGCAGCGAGCCGCTGGTAGTGCGCAATGGCGTCACCTGTGACGGTGGGGCGATCCATGGCTGCCGCGGCCTGATCGTTGGCATAGTCGCCGGCTCGGGTGCGGATGCCGGATAGATCGGCCACCAGTGGTGGCGCGTAGATGCGGGAATGACTGAGGTAGCCAGTGTCTATCAGCTCAGCGACCGAGGGACCGAGGACTAAGTGATCGAACGCACTGCGGAGGCCGCG